AAATTATGTGCATTTGTCAAATACAAATTCCCTTTTAAACAAACCATTCTTACATATTTCACTAAACTATCATCCGTTTCGTGTTTTAATTTAAATAAAACACAATTTTCAGAAATTCTTCCAATAAAATCGTCAAAGGTGGAACTGAGTGAAGATGTTATTTGTCGGGATAAAACACATTCGGATAATACAAAATCGTTTTTATACCAAGCATTTTCTCTCTTTGTTTCTTTCTTATCATTAGGCAAATCTGAGCCAACCGTAGATATATCATTCCCTTCGACTTTGAGATTCACTTTATTATATATTTTACACATTAGTAAACATGTGGTTGCAGCACCTAATAATAATGATACATTTGGTATAGATAATTTTGTTTTAACATTTTCTCCAATACTATAAAATTTTCTTCTTAAATCTATACTTTCACAATAAGCATTCATAGCATTATATTTATTTAAACAAGTGTCACCAATTTTAAATGTTACAAGTAACATATATATCAGGAATTTAATATAGTTAAAAAATCTACAGAGATATGAACACTTCCATGCTTCATAAACATCAGAAAAAACACTTGAAGTGAAATACACAAAATCATTTTGTATATTTAAACACATTTGATCAGGAAGATTACAACATAAACAATTTTTAGCATTCTTTAACTTAGAAATTGATGTCTTAACTCGTTTATTATTAGCATCATGGGCCAATATAGCATCTCTAAGCCAAGTGAAAAAACCTCTCTGATCTAAAGATTCATGAACAATTTCCAAATCTGCTAAACTTCTACTATCATGTGCATCTATTTTCTTTGGTATGACCTTTTCAATTTTAAAAGTCCACAAATCTTGATATTCTACATCTTCAATAACTTTGGATGAATCAAGCATTCCCATATCATTAGTAAGATGCGGATGCACCTTTGGAGTGATTATATATGGGAAACGCCTTTGAACTGCAGAAGGAAAAGAAAAATAATGAAATGTATTCATATGTTTTACATTAGTTGTAGCTATAACTAATTCTGCTTTACAAGGTGTTTTTCCTTTATCTTCAATAGCAGCTTGATCTGGACAGAATGGTACAGGATTCATAACTTGTATTAATTCTTTAACAGATGAATTGTCCATAAGTGCTGGACTTTCTACTGCTACATCATCAAAAACAATGCAATAACAACTAGTTTTAAATAAATTCCAAAAATTTGCCATATAATTATGAACATATTTATAGTAATCATCTGTAGGTAAACCTCTTAAGTTCCCAAAAAATTTATATATATATTCTACGAGAGTAGACTTACCTATACCAGAATC